CCTTAATCAAAACAGTGGGTTGTGATGAGTATTACCATCCTTATATATGTAAACAGATTTATCGTTTACATTCGGATGAACGGAAACAATTAAATTTAAGGAACTCATACTTGGTTGTTTTTTCCAAGCATACCATTGACCTCTTTTTCCGTTATCATAAGGAGGAACTTGTCCTACATTATAGTATTGATCAGCAGTAATGTCAAGTATTATCTCACCATCTTGTAACCACCAATGGTATTCATTCCTATAATCAACACCTCTCATAGGAATAAGTTTATCAGTATCAAATAGATAGTAAAGTGCCTGTGTAGATGGGTAACAATACCCATACATAGGATTTTCTTTCTTAGATGGAGGAAGTTTATTATAGTGTGCAGGTTTATACTTCTGCCACAAATCTTTCATTTTTTCTGTAAGTAAATCAATGTTATCAGGAGTATAGGCAAATGGATCAAATGTTAGGCGCCTAACCCAATATTCTTGCCATTTGCCGTTTATCTCTTTGAATTTATATAACTCTACCGTTTTCATCTTACCTTAGTATATAACCAAGATACGGAAAAGATGATAGCATATATCGCTGCTACCCAAAAAAATACTTCAGCATTATCTCCCATATTTTGAAGTTTGTAAAAATCAAAATATTTCATCTTCCCACCTGTGACATATATTTTGCCTTTGTCTCTTCCCAAGACATATAGATCAGATCATCGTAGAATAATGTCTCACTGGAAACTCGTCCTTGTTCGACCAAAGATCGAATCCTTTTAGATGCATATCTTTCTTTCCAACTATTGACCAAAGCATCATAGCTGGTATCAAACGCTTTATCAAGTTTATCTTCGGTAATATTACCACAAAGAAACTCGTTGGTATTATTATATAACGGGCTAAAATATATTCCACGGGCATGTTCGGATCTAATAAGATGTTTAGGTATATCTAACTTACCGTAAATGAATGTATTAGATCGGTTCTTATGATCTCTTTTATATGGTTGACCGGCCATGTTTTTAGCCACAAACCATTCGAAGTATTTCTTAGGTTCGTTCTTCTTCAACCATTTTACCATCATAGCCGCAGTAGGTCGTGTCGTTTCATAAGAGACAGAGCCTGACGTGAAGCCCATTTTTTTCCAATGTTGCAAACGATCATACTGCGATAGCTGGTTAGTCTTAGACTTACCGTATAATGATGTAGTAGTAACACCAACGAGCGTATCACCATATTGTTTTTTCCAATCTTGTTGAACTTTATCACATAGACAAAGTAATGCTAGTAGTTTTCCACCTGTATAGTTATATCCAAGTGGCTGTAACGGTACAATTGTAGACCCGATTGCAGTATGATTAATCATTCTACCCGTGGTCTTCTTCTCACGGGACCATCCAATAAACTTGTCTCTAGGAGTCAAGTCTAGGAAGTCGGAAGATATACAAATAACACCTAGATATTTACCAGTCACACTATCTTGAACGATATAGTTTAAATTGCGGCCGATGTTATTATTGTTCTTCATAGTTGAAGTAAAGGTGCGAATGGTATTCCATTTTTCAGAAAGGCCTGCGTCGGCAGTATAAACCATTTCAGGTTTTAATTTAGCAAAGTCATCAGGATGTTCTGGTATCCAGATATTATCTTTGAGAGTGTTAATAACCATCTTATCTCTCTCATCGATATCAACACCAAACAGTGTTTCTACGGTAGGATACTTATGATGAACCTCTAACCATTTTTGATAGAGAGTATATTCTTCAACCGACATTCCAGAAACGGTTGTCAAGTCATTGATTACAGTATTCTTTAATACAGCAAGATCCACATCTTCAATCAGTGACAGGTCATTAGAGTCTTGCCACTGTTCCCATTGACGTTCAACATTCTTTAGTTCTTCATCACTTTTAGCCATAATAATCCTTTATTTCATTTCCAGCGATCTTTGATTTCTTTTACTCGATCTCTTAGGTATTCTTCAATAATAGGTGATATATTATCATTCTTTTTTCTCACTGTCAAGCTATTAATCTCACTCTGAAATGCAGTCATTAGTATAAAATCTTGAGAATAACTATGTGTTTTATGCGGATCAATTTTTGCCATATTGCTTTCTCCAGAGATAGTTGTTTAGTCTTACAACAAGGCTCACGACCTTGTTAACAAACCAACTATTCCAGAAAGGGTGATTATATCTCATAGAAGAACTCCTTTATCTATTAGGCCTGCTACATAGATTACCGTAATCACCAACTGAATAACTATAAGAGATGGCTTACGCCATGCTACGGCAACAACCAACCATCCAAGATTGCCTGCTAATGATAGAAAGACATTCATAGGATAGATGTTCAATGATGTTAGAGCGGCTCCTGCCAGTAATATGAAAGTAGATATCCACTCAAAACAAAACTCAACTTTTTTATTCATTTATCCAACCCATTTGAGGTAAATTCCACAATGCGTCTACATTAATACGAACAAAATCTCCATCGGGTTTTTGGACTATCATAATCATTTATTCATCTCCTTACGAAAATCAAAGTCATCGGTTAGGAATTGGTCTTCGACATTTTGTCTAATTTCATCCAATCTCTCGGCAAGTATTTCCATGGATCTTTCCGAAATGGCATCTACAAGGATTGAATTAACTTTTTGACCTTTCTGTAAGCCAAACTCTTCCATAATACCGGGTGCAACTGCCAGGCGTTCATATACACCGTTGCGGAGAGCCCATACAAATGGTAATATGCCTGCGTCCATCATTCTTTCGGACTCAGCCATATATTTTAGTGTTTCCTTATCGAGCATGGTGGTATCTTACAAGGTTATTGATCTTTTGTCAAGACCGAGAAATTTTTTACCTTTTCAAACTTCAATGTTCTTTGGAATCTATCAATCATTGCATCCTTATGTGATATAACAAAGATATTTGTTCCTTTGTCACCCATTTCCCACATGATCTTAATAAACTCATCAATACCACTTCCGTCCATAGCACGGTCAAGGATCTCATCGAATACCAGAATATTAACATTGACACTATTCTTTAGTTTGGCAATTTGTCTCCATGTTAGGAGAATAGCCAAATCAATTCTTAGCTTCTCTCCTTCAGAGAAGTTGTGGTATGAAAACTCATCTCTGTAACGAGATTTGATAGATTCCTCAAATGATTCATTGATATTAAAGTTAACGAAAAAACCAAGTTTGGCAAGATATTTATTGATGTGCTTATTGATGATTGGTAGATATTGTTTGATGATCTTGGTCTTAATACCACCGTCTTTAAGCAAGGTTGTAGCCAAATCAATGTATTGCCTATCATCTAAAAAGGTCTCTTTTTCTTTTTGTAATGTGGAAATATCATGTTCGACTTGGGTAAGTTGTCGTTCGCTATCTTGTGTCGTTTTGTCCGACGTTGCAAAAGATTCAATCTGTTCCACAATTTGTGACAAATTATTTTTAATAGAGTTATGGGAAGATTTAGCAGATGAAATAGATACTCTAAGGTCATTGATCTTCTTGAGAACCTCGTCTACCTTTTCAATTTCACCTATACATTGATTTATCTGTTCGGTGACCCTATTTAGTCCTTCATCGATTTCAGAAATTTTCTTTTTGGTTTCATCAACCATATTTGACTTATGTTCTACTGATATGTTTTGTTTACAAGTAGGGCAATTATCATTTTCATCATAAAAAGTAATCTGTCCCTGTAAACGATCAACGTTACCTTCCATCTTAGCTTTAAAACCAATAAGTTTACTATGCTTCGATTTCAAAACAGAAAGATCGGAACCTTCTTCAATTAAGACATCTCTTTTTGATTCTAGATCAGAAATGGTGGTTTGTTCAGAAACTAAATTATCTTTTAGTTCCTGTTCTTTCTCTCGTAATTGAGAAAGTTTACTTTCATTATTGACCCGTAATGAGTTCAAAGTCTGTTCAATATAAGTTTTATTTTCTTCTTTACTGGTGAGTGTAATCCTATTCTTTTCAAGACCTTCTCTATTGAGTTGAAGTCTATTCTTGACTACATTAGACATGGCAGAAAAGATTTGGATATCCAGTAGATCCTCAATAACGGATCTACGGTCACCAGGAGACAATTGCATAAAAGGAACAAACGATGATGATCCTAGGATAACAACCTGAGTGAATGATTTATAGTTCATTTTTAGGATATGCTTCTCAAGATATTCTTGATAGTCTTTGACCGCAGCATCTTGATTAACCATATTGTTTTCACAATAGATTTCAAAGATGTTTGGCTTAGATCCTCTGATTACCTTATACTTCTTATTGTTAGTAGAAAACTCAATTTCAACCACACAATTTTTACCGTTGATTGAATTGATGACATTCCCTTTACTAACTTTACGAAAGGGCTTTCCAAACAATACGAAACATAATGCATCTAAGAATGTATACTTACCTGATCCATTAGGTCCCATCATAAGAGTATTCTTATGGGTGTCCAATTCTATCTCTGTCCATATATTACCTGTCGAAAGGAAGTTTTTATATCTGATCAAATTAAAGGTAATCATACTGTCTCTACCTGTAATGCCTCATTATAAACATCTAACATAAAGTCCTTCATTCTATCAGAATTTAGAGGTAATGTCAATCCTGAAATATATTTTCTAAGGATTGTTGGAGTATCTTCCGCCTCATCTACTGCATCACTATCTTCTGATTCCAGAAGAACCGAAGCATCTTCTATAACTGTGATATCCAAAGGTCCTGCTTTATAGATACTATCAAATAATAAGTCAAAAGCATAAGGATTTGATTTATTAACAACAACTAACTTAACATAAGAATCTTTATACTTGGAAAAATCAGTATTCTGGATCTTTTCAATAATATTAGGATTAGCAATATCATCATACTTGGCCAATCTAAACATCTTATGAGGATTCTGAATAAACTCTAGAATACGTGTTTCCGTATCCAACACAGAAAAACCTCTAGGATCATTATAATCATGCCAAGTATATTCGCCAAAAGCGCCAATATAGGATACATTACCAATAGTAGAACGATGATGATAGTGACCTGAATATACTGCATCAAAGTTTTCAAAAAGTTTACGATCAAGGCCATGGTCTGATATTAGTCCTCTATGCATAGTAAAACCATTTAACTCAAGGTGGCCCATGAGAATAGGTGCTCTAGGTTTTGAAATAGCTTCAATAGCCTCCGCATGGTTAGAGTCTGTAATCCATGGCATCAATTGAATATCGAGTCCATCAATGCTGATAACAGTGGGAACAGAATAAATGCTAATGTTAGAATATCGCCCACGAACAACTTCCTCCAGGGCGTTGACCACGTGAGTATCCTTATAATACATATCGTGATTACCAACGATAATATGGGTCTCAATGTTTCTCTCCGCTAATGGTTCAAAGAAATCTTCACGGAGCCGCATTGCTGACATAAAGTTCACATACTTGCGGCGGTCATAGATATCTCCAAGATGAATAACGTGTTTGATATTGTGTTCATCAATATGCTTGAAGAACCATTCCCAACATCGCTTTTGATACAACTGAAACGCCGGGTTATCATTTCTGACCCCGGCGTGAGTATCGGTAGGCATTGCTATCTTCGCCATAAAAACTCCATAATTAAATTCTTGGATACATTATATACTAAAAACCTAACCTCGTCAATCTTCTTTAGTAAGTTCTTTATAGGTCTCAACTTCACTCTTTCTTACCCAACCGAGATTAACCATTCTATCAAAAATCTTTTGTTTGTCCTGAATGTTTGTAGGAATAGGTTCTACAACTTTATCACAGAACCATTCAACAGATTGATCAATTTCTTTAATTAGATCGTCAATATCGGTCATGATGATTTACGACGTTTAAACGGTGTAATCGCTCCCATTTCATTATCATATTCAATGATGGCATTATCAATAGCATTTTTGATAGCAGAAAGTCTTGTCCTATAGTTACCACGAACATGGACTCGTTCTTTCTTATCTTTAAGGGATGTGATCAATGTCTGTACCTGAAATGGTACATCAAACTGATTTTCTTCCTTCATCTTTATCACTCCTCGTAAAATTTATCTAAGCCTTCTTTAGCAGCTTTACGCTTCTCTTTCTTCTCAGATTCCCTTTTTTCAAAGTTCTTTATGAACTCATTAAGGTTATCATACATCGTGGAGGAAATCAAGTGATTATCATCATGATCGACCATAAGAGAAGCATCACTGGTATCTAGCACCGATTCCTGAAATTTCTTATAGATAATATATCTATTTTTTTCTTCCTTAGATATACGCCTATGGAAAGCATAATATATGATTTGAGTAAAGTAAGCAAAAGGATTTTTACTGATATCTGGATTAAAGTTATCAAAGTATAGGAAACAATTTTCAATTGCATCAGACTTCATTTCATCTATGAATGAATAGTTCATAAACCTAGGCTTACGTGCTAAATTTTCAGTGATCAACCATATACACTTTCCAATATATTCGGAAACACGAGGCTTTTCCAACATATTTTCTCTAGCGTATTTAATTTTCTTTTTATATTCAACAATATCTTCTAAAAACTTTTCATTGTCAACATAATAGTTGGCTTTCTTTTTAGGTCTATTATTAGGCAAATTTTTCATATTATTCTCCAAATCCGAACGGGCAAGACTTATTGGAAATATCTCTATGTTTATTCCTTCTTAACAATTTATCGAAACTTTTCCATCCATAGAAACTAGCACTTGATCCTATCTTTATAGTATCATATTCTTGACGAGTAATCAAGTGATTTTTTATGACTAACTCTTTTTCAGACAATGGAATAATATGTAATAATGGAGTTCCCATTTGGAGATTAAAATTATATTTTTTCTTAGGAAAGAAAAAGTTGAAATTTGTAGAACTATTAATCGTCGTGAAATTTACTATTGCTGGAGGAATTTTGATATCATAATCTCCTAAAGCCCATTCAGCACCAACATATAAAAATTTAACGCCAGTTTTTTCTTTGGTAGCCCAAGGACTGCCTAATTTTAGATGATGATATTTTGAAAATCCTTCTGCTCTCTGACTTTCCGGATGTGATGAGGGTTTATCTCCAGAAGAGTAATTATAATGGAAATAATCATCAATTACTGTAACATATAAATCACACCAATTCTCTAAAACCATACCTTTTTTATAAAATTCTAAAAATCCATAACATGTTTTTAAAGTTTTATTAAATTTAATTTGGAAGTCAGGTTCTTTAGGATATTCTACAGAAGTTCTATCTAATTTTTTCCACCAATCAGGAAGTGTTTTAGAAGCCTTCACAATAGGAACAAACTCATATACATGAGGCATATAGGTAAAATTGTCCACATATATTTTTGGAGTTCTATTAAAAAAAGTAAACATTTTTCATCCTAAATGAATTTTCGCCCTTGACAAGGTTCCAGAAATGTGTGTATAATAGCTCCGCTCCAACACCAAAGATAGAACCAATATTACCAAATTGCTCCAATCGAGCGAAGCGAGACCGATGCGAAGCATCGGCCACCACTCCATCCTACTGAGTGAATCCTGGTTCGGTAAGCAATTTCATTTTAGCTATCTGCTTTGTAAGCAAAGGACCTCGATTAGGCCACTTGATGATAGGTTGATCGGAATTCTTTGCCAAGTTTTCGAGTAAAGGTAAATAAATCTTTCTTACCGCTTCAAGTCTTTTCTTTAGATCGGTAATCTCGTCTTGTGATGGTGCAATTGCAGTAGCGACAATATCATCTTCATTACCAAATGAAAAACCAAAGTCATCTACTAGTTCCGCATCATCTAGTGTTAAATATTCGTTAGTCGTTGCCATTAGTGATAAGTCCTCTTTAGTACCATTTCTTTAATTTTATCTATTAATGAAGATTCTTCTTCCGTAGATTGATCATATTCCTGTTCAGATTCTTGATCAGGAACATATTCATGTTCTTTATCTCCACCTGTATATGTAGTAATGTTTTTCCAGTAGTAGTCATTCATATATTCACTCACATTGGATAGTAACAATATATCATCTATTCGGATCGTAAATTCTTGATGATCGACAATTTTTGAAAATACCCAAGGAACAAATGCTATTTGAAGGTTACCTGATGCAGTAGGAATATAAACCACCTTAAGTGGGTTGATTAAAACATACATTATACCTTCATCATCTTCCATTTCCACCACCTCTGAAACAACATCGTCTCCATTTTTGAGACGAAGGAATTTAGCTAGTGAATATTCACTTTCATCTGCCATTATCTTCTCTTATGTTTTGAGCGCAATTTTGTAGATTTTGAATTTGAACCTTTCTTCACTATAGGTTTTGATACGTTCGAAGAAGTGTTTAAGAGTATAGTTTTCTTTTTTTCTCCAAGTAAAGTCGTCGGCAATGTCAAAGAGAGTGGCGGATTGCTTGGTGTCACTAACCCGAAGGCCACGGCCGATACTTTGGAGATTTCGGATTTTTGACTTGGTTGGGGATGCAAATATGACATTATTGAGGGCCACGATGTTAGTACCAGTGCTGAGAACACCAACGGACCCAACAATAATAGCATTGTGTTCAGTCTCGACGATCCTTCTGATTTTTTCTCTATCTTCGACATTTGTTCCTCCATGTATGAAAAATAATTTTCTATCTTCTTTTATTCTATCTTTCAGCATGTCATATAATACCTGACCATGCTTTTCAACATAATTAAATAACAACAAAGTATTACCTTCTAGTGATAGAGCAAGATTACATATAAACTTATTTCTATCAGGATTTGTAACTATATATTCAATTTCTTTTTTATAGTCCGCAGACTTCATCCAGTTACATTCTTCGTCACTATATTTCAATAATAGGCATTTAATCTGTAATTCAGCCAACTGTTTTTTATCCATCAGTTCTTTTGAAGTGGTGGCTTTATAAACTTGACCAAATAGGCCTGTTAACACCCATTCATGAGCTTTGGCTCCTGAAAGAGTTCCTGTAACACCGGTTCTAAATTCAGCTTTGGTACATTTGGAAAGAATGTCACTTAATGCTTTTGCCTGAGCTTGGTGCACCTCATCACAAATAACGTAATCAAATTGTTCAAAATACTCTTTAGGCATCCTATACAAAGATTGCCAAGTGGATATCATAATAGGATGTTGAGCATGTTTATCTTTACCAGAATATACTCTCCAGCAATACTTATACATGTCTTTGCCATTATTGATAGAATAGTCCTCAAAGTCGGAAAACATTTGTTCTACCAACGCAGAACGAGGAACAATCAACAGACCTCTTTTGCCTTGTCTTAGTAGATACATGCATATTAGATATAGCAATAAAGATTTGCCTGAACCTGTCGGTGACAATATGATTCTTCTTTTAGATCGTATTGCATGAACAAAAGAGTTCATCTGATAATCTCTAGGTATATGTTTTGGGTTTAAAGATTCTACAAAAGACTCAGCATCATTTAATGAGAATGAGGTATCATAAACCTCATCATCATAATCATAAGTATATCCTCGTTCGGTAATCCAATTGATTATTTGTGGAGCTAAACCTCTGTATATTGTTCTAGAAGGTGCATTGAATAATCTTAGATATCCATCCCAAAGTTTTTGTTTATAAGCTGGTACAAACTGAAATCCTGGTGGTCTAAATGAGAATGCATCTCTAAGTTCCCATGCAACACCTTCGTCACATTGGATCTTAATATAAGCCTCGTCAAGATTGGAAATACTCAAATGATACATTATCTACCTAGTGTTAACTGCTGATACTTAACATAGTTACCTAGATCATAGGTTCTACTATTTAGTGACTTTAAAACCGACTCACAATATTCAACAATTTCCTCGTGTGTCACTCTTTTAAGAAGCAATGTAATTAGTTCCTTATCTGTATCCAATTTTCTAGACACTTTTGGATCGGATAATACAAACTGCATTGGCTCCCAACCATACTCAACCAGTTCATCATGAGATAGTCTACCTGAGTAATAATCTTCCTTAAGACCTTTTTTAATCTTGTAATCAGCCTCAAGTTTACGGATCATATGCCTATGATGTGACATAATATTAAGATATTTACCGTGTAAACTGGAAATTTTTAGAAGTTCTTTTTCCATAGATGAGGAATCGATCCGAGTATCCTCAGTCCATTCCTTCATTAAATTTTCAATATTCACCGGTGGTTTTAAATTCACAACCTGCTCCATTTATCAAAAGGCTATTATACTATATTATAGAAGGAATGTCAAACTAATCTTTCGATTTCATAAAGATCGTAACGGAAGGTAAAGTCTGCGGTAGGAATGATATCAGCGTCCACTTTTGTATCAAAATTTACCATACCTATATTTGTTGGATGGCAGTTGAGGAATTTAATGCGGATATTTGGTCTATTAGCATTTGTATTGATAGTCAAATATCCATCAAAGTATAAAGGTGTGGGATCTTGTCTACTTTTTCTAGGATATTGATCATAGGATTCTGGTCTACCTAAACTGGTCATCCACTTATAAGTCTCTTCCCATACACGCAGGTCTTCGTCCATAATAGCAGATATAGTAAAAGGCTCATATGATACTTTATCACCGTGCCTATATGTTGTGGAGAATGGAGTAGGAACAGCAATTTCGCTGAGTGAGATAGAAGGTAATGTGGCTGTCTGACAAAAATATTTTAAAAAAGGTTTATCAGGAATGATAAACGTAAACTTGGTAGACTGGAGAATAGATGTATTCTCCGGTGTATGTGTGACAATAGATTCTATAGCCATTATATTCCTCCGTGTGGTATTTAGGCCATAAAAAAAGAGAGGGCCGAAGCCCTCTCTCTGAGTTTGCTAACTCTAATCTTATGAACGATTAGGTTAGGTTACGAACGCGGAAGATGCGGTAGTAGATGTTTGCTTGGTTAGCTGTATTTCTATCACCAACAACACCGTCACCAGCAGCAGTAGCGAATGGATTTGCAACCATGCCGTAGCGTGTTTTAAATCCAATCTTTGGCTGGAATGTATCCTGACCGATTGCACGAACCATCTGTAGTGGAACGTATGGGCAGTAGAATAGACCAGCGTCGAATGGTGACTGACCACGGTAACCAACGGTTAC